ACAGAAGATTGCACAACTAGTTATGATCCCAGTTATTCATTTTCGGGCACTTGAAAGGGTCGATGGGCTGATCTATGATGAGCAATTCCCCATTACAATTTCAGACCGTGGACAGGGAGCACTGGGCAGCACAGGAGCATAAAATGGCACAGACAATCTTGACAGAAGCAGCGCCTCCCGAGAAAGAGGCATTATATGGAGCTTTGGGTGTTTATCCAGACAAAAACACTGCAATTGCAGAGTTGATTGATAATTCTGGAGAATATGGCAACACTACTACTATCAAGATTGTCTGCAAGCCAGACCGAATCGTCATCAGTGACGATGGCGCTGGCTTGAATCCAGAAACCATGGTGTCCATGTTTCGCATCAAGAGAAACGAACACTCCAAAGGCGAGACAGGCAAGTTCGGCTATGGGTTCAAGTCAGCCACCAGCTTTCTTGGAGAAGGAACGACTGTTCTTTCTTTGCAAAAAGGGACGTTCACTTGGGGCAAGGCTGAGCCAAACAACAACTGGCAATACGAAATAAAGTCAATCCCTCCCGACGACTCAGAGTTTGAGAGCTATAAAGAAGATTGGAATAAAGATAAAGCAGTTGATTCCACGAGCGGGACCGTAATCATCATTCCAAAACTGAAGGAACAGTTTAGTGATGCAGAGGCAGCCCACCTACAGATGTTCATTTCAACAACCTACGCCCTCAACTTCAAGCAGAAGAACATAAGAGTAAGTTTGAATGGTGCGGACATCAAGTTCTCAAAGCTATTCGGCAAGCCCACAATTCAAGAGTTTGACAAAAAGATTGTAAAGTTCAACGACATTGAATTTGCAGTTTCGATCCTGCTTCGTGATAACGAAGACATGCGATCTGGCTTGACCATTGTGAGAAACGATAGGATTATTGCCAGCGGTTACACGCTAGGTCTCCCAGGCATTTCGGATCCAGCCATGGCTGAATATCAAGTCGTCTTATGGGGCTCAGACCAGCTTGACGATTCTTTAAAGATGACACCGATGAAAACAATCAGCCCCAATCAGGCTATCGATAGAGCCTTCCGCCGCTCTTTCTTTTTCCATTCCGGTCTTGTTGCCGAAATAAAAAAGATTATTGAACAAGCCCCGCAGGCAGGCGAAGTGTTTGTTCCGCTCTCACAGCACACGCGACTGCTTACCGGATTAGAAGGATTACGCGAGAAATTACCGCAAAAATTTTCCTCCTACGTCGCGACAAGGGAGACGGATTTGGCTCAAAAGCCACTCCCACCAGCAGTCCACAAGGAAAGGGACAAAGTTATCAGCATTGTTTCCGCGCCAAAATTTCCACCCTCACCACAAACGAAGGTTACAACGACATCGGTAACCTTCACGCAAGGTCTCTTCAACATCGACCTAAAGCCGTTGGGGGCAAACAACTTCATGTGGGACGTAGAAGAGAGAGTCATCAACAACAAACTACAAATCGTCGCAGTGTTCAACTACGATATCCCGTTTGTTCGTGGCATCATTTCAGGTCCCCGCAACGAAGTAGCAAAAGACTTCATCAATGACGCCATCGCACAGATAATCTATTCCAAGATTCATGTTGACAGTTCAATCCACAATGGTTATAAGAATACATATCGCAACATCTCGCGAATCAAAACACAAATTTTTGGAGAATAAATGGACAAGAACACAAAGCAGGTAATGTTTAGCTCAAAGTCAAACGAGTGGGCAACACCCCAATCATTCTTTGACAAGCTTGACCGCATCTATGGACCATTCACGCTTGATGCTGCCGCATCGGCTGATAACTACAAGGTTGCCAACCATTACACCGAAGCAGACGACTCGCTTTCGCAAAATTGGGGAAGCAACATCGTGTTTCTCAACCCGCCCTACGGTCGCAACCTGAAGGATTGGGTAAAGAAGTCCTACGAAGAAGGACAAAAGGATGGCACGACCGTTGTCATGCTAATTCCCGCGCGAACCGACACAAAATATTGGCATGACTACGTCATGAAAGCAGATGAAATCCTCTTCGTTCGAGGACGCATCAAGTTTGGTGACGAGACAAACTCCGCACCATTCCCGTCTGCCGTCGTGGTGTTCCGCAAGACTTCATTCAACGGACCCCGCATCACCGGAATGGAAAGACCGTGAATCGTGCGCAGCGCCGTCTTCTAAAGAAGAAGAACAAAGGCAACGAAAAATTAGTGAAAAAAATGGAAACTTTCGGGCATAGACCCGATAAGTGCTCCGCATGCGATGAACCATTTGATAAAAAATCAAAAGAACACGCACAAACTTGGCAGGTAGTTGTAAGAGAGGACCCAATGCGCGTTTCGCTATTCTGCCCGCAATGCATCAAGAAAACACAGGAGGTGATAGATGCCCACACAGACACCTGATGAGAACCCACACACTGAAGAGGTTGCTCTCGATTATCTAAACAAAGTAAAGCAAGGACTTGAGGGCGTCGCTCGTCGCGAAGCTGTCAACCACCCCACGCACTACAACCAAGGTCACATCGAAGTAATTGACGCTATCGAAGACTGGGGACTTGACTTTAACTCCGGCAATGTAGTAAAATATGTAGCGAGGCACCAACACAAGGCAGAAGCTCTTGAGGACCTAAAGAAGGCACGTTGGTATCTTGACCGCATCATAGAGGGGTACGAAAATGACGGTAGCTAGAATAAATAGAAAAAACCTAGACCAAATTCTAGGCGGAAAAGTTGACGGCGAACATGAAGTGGTAATCAAGCTCTATGGCTCCAACTGCCACTTATGTCACGCACTAAAGCCACGCTTTGTGGACATCTCCGATGAATACGACGGCATCCATTTCTATGCTTTCAACATGGAAGATGGCAACGGGCTTGAGAAAAAATATGGCTTTGAAGGTGTCCCTTCGATCTGTTATGTAAACACTGGTGGAGTTAGACCAAAGGTTCGCTTCATGGATGACCCAAAAAAGCCGCATAAGGAAACTTGGTTTGATCCCACCGGCATTAGAATCTTTATTGATAAGAACAGGAACTAACATGCAAGAGGCTTTGACATATGATGACATTCTCCTCCTTCCACAATATTCCGATATCCGCAGTCGATCTGAAGTGGATATCTCAACTGATTTGGGGAAAGGACTAGAAATAGAACTGCCGATTCTTTCATCTCCGATGGACACGATTACTGGACTCCACATGGCTTCCAGCATCTCCCATCAGGGTGCAGGCGCAATTATTCATCGATACAACACGTTCCAAGAACAAGCCGCCATAATTGGCAAGGCTGTTTCTATTGCCGAGCAACACGACAAGCCTCATAACATTGGCTTTGCTGTTGGTCTGGGTTCTGATGTTCTTGACAGGGTCCATGCTTGCCTGGATGCGGGTGCAACGTTTGTTTGTGTCGATGTCGCTCACGGGCATCATGTCATGATGAAAGAAGGTCTCCAGAACCTAAGAGCTATTTTTGGTGAAAAGCTTCACATTATGGCAGGCAATGTTGCAACCCTTCAGGCAATCAACGATCTTGCAGATTGGGGAGCAGATTCTGTTCGTTGCAACATTGGTGGTGGCTCCATTTGCTCTACCCGTGTACAAACAGGACACGGACACCCAGGGCTTCAAACCATCATTGATTGCGCCAAGACCGACCGTGATGTAACAATCATTGCAGACGGTGGCATACGCAACTCTGGTGACATTGTGAAAGCCCTCGCGGCAGGAGCCGACGCAGTTATGTTAGGCTCTTTACTTGCTGGAACACGAGAGACGCCCGGAGAAGTCTTTGTAGACGCCAAGGGCAGGAAGTATAAAACTTATCGAGGAATGGCGTCGAAAGAAGCCCAGATAAACTGGCGTGGTAAGTATTCTTCTTTTGAAGGAGTCTCCAGCACTGTTCCCTATCGGGGTAAAGTCCGCAACGTGCTTGTAGATCTTGAGAAGGGCATTCGTTCTGGGCTATCTTATTCTGGCGCTCGTTCAATTGAAGCGCTTCAGAATAACGCCAAGTTTGTTCGCCAGACCTCCGCAGGTCTGGGTGAGAGCAGGACGCACATTACAAGTCGGAAGTGGTAATGCCAGACGGTCCAAATTATGGCGAAGATGTAAAGTCTATCCGCTTTTGGGTTTATGACGATGACCACGCACGACTCTTGATAAGACTAAGACACAGCAACCTTGCAGCATCACAATTCTTTCGTGCTGTTATCGACGGGGTTCTTCAGGAAGATCCAAACATCATCTCTTTTCTGGATGATTACGCGATTGAACACAAGAAGCTTTCTATGAATAGATTTAAAAAGTCCCTGAAGTTAAGAAAGAGAGGAAAAGAAGTCCTAGAAGATTATGGGCTACTTGACGATTCAGAAAAACAAAAGCTATTTGATTTAATAGCAGAGGAGTTTCCAGACTTATGAATAAAAAAGACCTAATGGTGTGCGCGCAGCAATGCTTAAAAGACAAGGAGTGCTGTGACGCCAAGAAGTGTAGATTTCACATAGACTATGAAGACGAGTTCAATTGTTCTATGATTTCGATTTATGAGAATGGAACATTGTCTTTGCGGGAAATCGCAAAGCGTGAAGGCTTGTCTTTTGCTAGAATAAAACAAATTCAAGACAAAGCACTAATTAAGTTAAAGAAAAGATTACCAGACGGCTCAGAATTATTGGCAAGTTCGAGTAAGTCAGACTATTTATTTTGAGTTTTATAAAGGAGATTTAAAACTATGGCCCGCAAAACACTATTAACAGAATCCGAGATTCGCCAGTTTATGAAGCTAGCGAACATCCAGCCCCTACAAGAAATGGGTGGCGAACTACCAGTTCCCGACATGAAAGATGACGAGGACGAAGATCTCGCTGAGCGCCAAGCGCCCGCAGCGAATAAGCCCGGCAAGCGCGACGACGAAGAGAAGATGGAAGAAGCCTATAGCTCCATGATGCCCGGCAAAGACGACGATCATGATAAGAAGATGGAAGAAGACCTTGCAGAGCAGGATGACGAGATGGAAATGGAAATGGACGCCGAAATGGATGCACCTGCACCCGAAGGCGACATGGAAATGGACATGGGCGCTGACATGGACATGTCCGCCGATGGCGGAAAAGAACAAAAGCTCGCTGATGTCATAGAAATGCTCGGCGATCTTCTTGATCTCGATGTTACTGCTGAGATTGGTGGTGATGAGATGGATATGAGGGGTGATGCTGAAGACGTAGAAGGTGGTGAACTAAAGGTCGATGCCGCTCCCGAAGGTGAAGACGAAGATCCAATGATGGAAGCTGAAGACGACGAGATGAACGAAGAGATGAATGAAGAAGAAATTGTACAAGAAGTTGCTCGTCGTGTTGCAGCCCGCCTTCTTCGTGAACAGAAGCAAGATGCTATGGCGACCAAGCTAGCCGAGAGCATTTTCGCGAGACTCACTTCAAAATAATAGCTTGACAAAAATCTCCTGAGCCGCTATAATAACCATCTAGGTAACCATGCCTAGGTGGTTATTTTATTTGGAGAGACAATGGAAATTATCGTTAGCATAGTAATAGCAGGTAGTTCGTTCTTACTTGGGTGGCTTACTTGTTCTGGCTTATACTTTTTCAAAGCCACAAGACTTACAGCACTTATTGTAAAAATGTCTTATGCTTTCTACTTGACAATTATTAACAAAGGGTTAGAATATCTACACTATGCACACACAAACAGGCTAGAAGCTCTTCGTAAAAACGGCAAGTCCTATGGGCATGAAGAGTATGAGTCTCTTAAAAGAGACAACGATAAAGTCACCGAACGCTACAAAGATAATTCAATCACCTATTTACTCCAGGCACACCCAGATTTGTTTAAAGACTTTATCGAGTTTGATGATTGGAGGGGGTCACAAAGATTCCTAAACAACAACAAGATGGCAGCCATTATGTTTTCAAAGGAGACAAACA